ACTGCTCCTCGTTCTCAGTCGATTTCAAGAGTGAAACCAAACAGCGTGCGGTGAAACCCGTTTCCACCCTCCCCCCGGGTTCCGCGAAATTCAAGGACGCAACGGTTTCGAACTTAAGTATTTCCATCAAGGCCGACAATTTTCTCTACGTCGGCGAAACAGAATCAGATTACAAGGCCTATTTGAACGCGTGGATGTCTGCGAAGCCCGTAACGTTGGAACTAAGAGCTCGCGGTGCAGACGAGTCGTGGCTTTCCGCTCCTTTTATCATTGAAAGCCATTCGCTGACCACGGAGGCCGACCAGGATGTTAAAATTTCGGGGTCGTTCGTCATTGCCGGCGCGCCAACGGTCTACGATGCAACTAAATTCGGAATTTGAAAATGAACACAAAGAAGTTCCCCAAGATTACGATCGACGGCAAACAGTATCCCACCCGCACCTCGATGGGGGCGATGCTGCGCTATACCCGCGAAACGGGTAACGACACGCTCGAGTTCCAAACGCTGAGCGATACGATCACCTACCTTTGGTGCTGCGTAGTTTCGGCTTGCAGTGCAGAGGGCGTGCCGTTCGATCTTGATTTAATGAGTTTCGCCGACCGGCTTGCACCAGAAGACGTGACAGGATGGACTGAGGCACTGGAAGCCAGCACCCAAACCACAGAAGCCGAAGGCGGCGCAAAAAAAAAGTAGCCTTTTCGGAATTACTCGGATACGCGTTGGGCGTGATGTGTATGAAGTTAGACGATTTCGTGCGCCTCACGCCCGACGAGTTTCTGGCATGTATGAAGGCACACACAGACGCAAAGGAGAACAAGGCTCGCGATGAGTGGCAAAGGATGAGGCTACAAACCACGCTCCTCATACAACCACACATTAGCAAGACGATCTCCCCCGAAAAACTCTTTGCACTACCATGGGACGAGGAGGACGAACCGCAACCCCATGAGGAAACGCCAGAAGAGCTTGACGCTCGCCGTCAATACGCGCGCGAATTAGCACGAAGACTGAACAACAAAAGCACCGACTAAATGGCAAAGACCGACATTCAAATCGTAATAGAAGCCGACGGCAAACCGATTGATGCCGTTATAAAAAGCACCGAAGGCTTGAAGGAGGCGATGCAAAAAGCGATCTCCGAAGCTACGAAACTAAAACCGTCGCTCATCAATGCGGCGGCCTCGGCCTCTTTGTTCCAGTCGCTCAAGAGTGCGGTCGGCTCGTTACAAGGGATCTTTGCCAGCTATACGCAAAGCTATGAAGCCGCGGCGGTGGCGAACACCAAGCTCACCACCGTGATGCAGGAGCGTATGAACGCCACGGCCGAAGACGTGAAGGGCGTAAAAGACGTAATTTCTGCGCAGAAGGAGCTCGGCGTTGTAAGTGGTTCGGTGCAGGTGGCCGGCGCTCAGCAAATCGGCACATTCGCCACGCAGGCTTCTACGCTCCGCACCCTCGTGCCGGCGATGAACAACCTCCTCGCACAGCAAAAGGGCGTCAACGCCACACAGGAAGACGCGGTGACGGTGGGTAACTTGTTCGGCAAAGCGCTGCAAGGTCAAGTCACTGCATTGCGGCGCGTGGGCATCACTTTCAGCGAATCCGAAAAAAAGATGCTGCAGCACGGCACTGAAAGCCAGCGCGCCGCCATCTTGGCACAAGTCATCACGAACAACGTGGGCGAGATGAATCAGAAGCTCGCCAGTACGCCCGTCGGTAAGATGAAGCAGCTGCAAATGTACATCGGCGGCGTGAAGGCGAAAATCGGTGAATTGGTTTACGAAACGGGGCCTTATCTCGCCGCGGCTTCGCAAGTGTCAGTCATAACGGCCTCTTTTGGGCAACTCAAAACCGTGGTTGCCGGTGTGGGGGTGTCGTTTGCCAATTTTCTCGCCACGACAAAGGCCTCCATTTTGGCACTCTATGCCGAAGCCGGGGCGGCGGGGACGACGAGCACCGCGATGCGCGTACTCACTGCGGCCAAGTTGGCCGCCGTCAGCGCTGCCAAAAAACTATACGCGCTCATGGCTGCCAATGTTTGGGTGGTGGCTATAGCGGCCGTTGCGGCGCTTGCCTATGCGCTTTATAAGTTCTCCGCCGCCAACAGCGAAGCCGCGCGCCGACAAGCGGAAGCGAACGAAGCCGTTGGCGTGGCTGCTGCGGCCGCATCAAAGGAGGAGAGCAAATTAAATGCGCTTTTCTCCGCGCTGAACAAGGCGAAGCAAGGCACGGAGGCTTATGCACAGGCGAAAAACTCTATTATGGATCAGTATGGGGAGTATATTCGCCAAATCCAAAAAGAACACGGGGAAATAAAGGATCTTGCAAAGATGTACGACCTCCTCCGCGAAAAGGTTGTAGCGGCAGCGCGTGCGCGCGCCATGCAAGTCTACGTAGACAAGAAGATGGAGGGCACAGCGGAGACACGCGCGGAGTTAGTAAAACAACTTCGCGGAACATTGTCTACGGTCTTTCATGGTGGGAATATAAATAAGCAGCTGAATGAGGTTCTTAGGAATATTGACTCGGGGGCGGAATTTCGCGAGCATTATGTAAAGCAGTTCGATAAGGTAATAACGTCTGGAGCTCCGAACACAGTGGTGAGTCAGAGAATCTTCAATCCATTTAGAGATCTCGTACAAAAACTTCGATCGTTAAACGGGTACGAGAAACAAGTCCGCGCCGATGCCGACGCAGCTTTGGGGGTTAGCCCCCCGCCGAGCTCCGGCAACAAAAAAGAAAAAGCCCCTCAAAACAAAGCCTACTGGGAGAACCTGAAGAAAAGCGCGCAGGACGATTTGGATAACAAAGACATGTCCTCGGCAACAGGACGCAAAGAAGCTGCAGAGCTACGCAAAAAAATTGCGTACTACGACAAGCAACTGGAGTTCTTTTCTGTAGGTTCTCACAGCGGCGGAAAAGGCGGACACAAGGGGGGGCACAAAGGCGGGCACAAGGTCGACCCCGTGAAGGCCGAAGAGGACCGACAGAAGAATGAAGCGCTCGACGCTCACGCATTGACGCAGGCGCAGGACAAAGCGCAGGCCGACGAAATCAAAGCCGCGCGCGAACGTAAAGCGGTCTTGGCTCAAGCCGATATCGACGCGCGGAAAGAAGGCGCAGAAAAGGAGCGTGCACAAAATGCGCTCGACTTCCAAAAAGAGCTCGACCAAATCGAAGAGCAAAAGGTCGCTCTCGTTGAGGCGAAGCGCGACCAAGCTGAGGCCGTTTGGAATGCCACCCACCGCAAAGAGCGCGACAAGGGTTTGCGGTTCAACCGCTCGAGCATCACCGCCGCCAACTTTTCGGCCGAAGAGGCTGCCTATTTCGACAAGCTGCAAGAATATGCCCTCGCGCGCCGCGCTGCCAAGGATGATGCCACCACCGAAAAGTACAGCATCGGCCGCCTCGAGGAGCTTCACACCGTGAAGGAGCTAACGGCCGCCATCGAGAAGCTAAACACCGCCTCCGAGAAACAAAGCGGCGACGAGTTCTACAACACGCAGAAGACGATAGCCGCCTACCAGCGCAAATTGGAGCTGATGAAAGACGGCTCGGAATGGCAAGCCAAGCTCCGAGAAGCAAAAGAAATCAGCCAACTCGGAGAACGCGAAATGAAAATCCGTATCGAAGCCATCGGCATCGAGGAACTCCAAAGCCGTATCGAAGCCATACAAAAGCGATTGGCCGACACGACAAACCCCGTTTCGCCCGAACAGCGCCGCGACTTGATAGAGCTGGCAAATACTTACAAGAGCCTTCAAAAGAAGGCCGTCAGCGCCATTAGTATGGTACGCAGCGCGTGGGGCGGCGTGTCGAGCATCGGCAACACGGTGGAGAGTTTGAGCAACACACTGCGCGGCAACGCCTCGGCGTGGCAAAAGCTTTCGGCGGTGCTCAACGCGGTGCTGCAGATGGAAGAGAATTTCAAGGCGCTGAACAAAGTAATGCGCATTTTCGGTTTGGTGAGCGCGGCCAACAAGACGATAAAAGAGCAAGAAACGACCGCCACCATCGTCAACGCGCAGGCGGTGCAAACCGAAGCACAAACCACCATCGCGGCCGCCACGGCAAAGACCGCAGCCAACAAGGCCGAAGCCACCACCAACGTGGCCGGCGCCGCCGCAAAGACGTTCAACGCGCACGCAGCAATTCCGTGGGTGGGTATCGCAGCCGCCGCCGCGCTGACGGGCGTAATGATTGCCACCATGGCATCGCTCCCGAAGTTTGCAGAAGGCGGCATCGCCTATGGCCCCACCCTCGGACTCTTCGGCGAATATGCCGGCGCGAGCCACAACCCCGAAGTCGTGGCACCGCTCG